CTCACTGTACTCCACAAACCAGCCAAGTATAGGCGGTTGCGGAGGGAAACAGTGGAGATTATCCCGCCAGCGTCAGTGATCGTGGAAGGTAACACTTGCCTGACCCGGACAATTGACACGTCCTGGCCATTAAAGTATTCCTTCCCACAAGACTCTCTGAACTTACCAGTCCAGAAAGACTTGTCCAGACCAACTCGAGCACCGAAATGCTCGAGAGTCTGTACGATCATACGCACATGTTCTACAGGGACAATCAAATCGTCCCCGTAGACGCGCACCGATCCCGCAAATGATGCAATATCTTTGCGGGTCAGGGTCCGGTTGAGCGACTTCTGAATCCCAAGAAAGATCATGGTTGTAAAAACCATGGCCTCAACGGGAAAACAGAGCGCTGAACCCATAGACGCGAACTTGGCTAGGCGGATTACGCCATGACCAGGTACATCAGCCCGTCGAGAACGGGTGGCGTCAAGAGCCTCCTGCAAAAGAGGCCATTGAGAGACCATCCTTCTAACAAGCTGATTGGAGACACGATCGCTCGCCTCAGAAAGATCGAGGGTAGCAGTCCGGCCATCGGCCGAGCCCCTACATGCCAGGTCCTGGTTAGGGACCTGATCATCAAAGCCGATCAGCGCCTTCAGCAGATTATCTCTGTTGAAAGCGTTCAAGAAGCATTGCAAGAGACCTTGTTGCATGTACATCATGCAAGTTGGCTCTATAGCAATGATTCTAGGAGTCTTCAGCGTTTTAGGAACAGATATGACCCTCACGGGCATTTCTGCGCCGGGTTCGAGGATGTTCACCTCATCGAGTACATCGCTAAAGCGATGATTCGGAATGAGGTATCTCGAGCTGGGGAAGACCCTCTCGAGACGTTGCGTCCAAGTGCGCAGATTATACTTACCATTGCTGGTAAGCTTGTCTGCAACTGCACCTGGGCCATGCCTGGGAAGGATCACTTCATAATGGAGATCTCTCTCCATCTGAGTGAAAACTTCCGTAAACAGCATGTTAGACATGGATTGAAACTCAGCGAAATCTTCCTCGCTGAGAACCATGTCAGTGCAACGAACGTCCTTCTCACACTCAACGTACTTATCCATCGCTTTGAGCACCCGAGCATTCGTGCACGGAAGCTCAATCTTTCCGAACGCCAGCGTTAGCTGACGAACGGCAAAGATTGCATCGATGGAAGGTTCGTCGAGCAACCGACCCGTTTTCCGGTCGAAGATAAGGCTGAGGAAACCTCCTAGAAATAGGGGGAAACCTCCTCTTCCAGAACGAAAGGAAGAGTGGATGCCAACTTGACCTTGGTCAAGCCATTTTTGGATGGCCTTTCCAAAGTCAGGCAAGGTTATCGTTAAAAACGATAACCCCTCATCTTCGACTCGCCTTCCGACCGTTTTCTTGTCGGAAGTGGCGCTAGTGCAGCAGATGGCAGCAAATTCGTCTGCCATCGAGGACCAGAGTGACATCAGGCTTTTCAAAGACCCTCCTCATAGAGGTAATCTTTCCTTAGCACGATGTAACTCGCCACATGAGATGACGGACTAAAAGACCGTCAGCACATGGTCCACTCGGCTCCCATCAAAGAGAGGCCAAATGTCGGATTGCATCCGACATCGGGTCTCCAATCGTATAGAGAAAGTGAGCTACGACCACGGCAACTAGGACTACAACCTTCCGGTTGAGGACTATGTTGAACGTGAAGACGTAGTTGCCTTCTCCATCACGCAGTGATGGGTCCACCTCACTTAGGGCATCACGAACTTGCTCCCGAGGGAGCGAGACGTGTGCCTTGAATGAAGGATGGGAAGCCCTACGACTCACCAGCGAGTAGCTTGGTGATGAGTAGGTCGCTCGAGGCGGTGAACTGGGTTTTGAACCCAGCGTAAACCGCCAACGCTTCTGCGTTCGTGTAGCCGGCGAGAGGGATGTCGAAGACGATGTAGTTACTCATCGACACTTTGACATTCTCCGTCGGCCTGAACGGATCAGCGGTGAGCTTCGAGTGGTCGATCCGAAGCAGATGCCGGTTGCGCTTCCCATAGGTATGGGAAGCCAGCATCTGGATCAGGCCATCAGCGGACGTGTAGGCAGTCTCGTCTCCTTCCTGCGAAGTGCGAGGAAGGGGCGAGGTGACCGCACTGATCGTGATGGTCTGTGGATCGGCAAATGACATGTGCATCACTCCTAGATAGCTCGAAGAGGTCCTCGAGCCATCCTGGCTCGAGCACAACGGACAGCCGCCGCTAATCTCGGAGAAAAACGAACCCGAGAGCAGCAGCGATGGCCAACTGGCGCAGACTAAGCCCATTCCAGGCTAGTCCGAACCCAAATGGCGTTGCTCGCTGCCGCCTTTTCACTTCGTGAAAGACGGTAACGTGCGAAGCTTCGGGGTACTCCGGTTTATACCGGGACCTCTTGCTCAAAGTATAGGTAACTTTCTTCATGGAATGTTCCATGATGTACCCATACTTCAACGCCAAACCATCGACTGCCCAATCCGAGAGATTCTGAACGACATCTCCCGCATTGGAAAACCAGTCGAGGGCCCACGTCCAAGGCATCAGATTCCATACGATGTCCGGGTCCGGGCCAATGCCTAACAAAGGCTTGGCTCGGGCTGCGATCCGTACCAACTCGTTGCGGCTGTTATACCCCAACGGAAGATGGTACGAGAAAGCACCGGAAAACCAGACGCGGTTAAACGTCTGAGTCCGTATCCTAACTGTTGCCTGACCCTTCGATGCGTCGATAAATAGGGTGTCCGTGAACGGAAGCGGTATGTAACCGTCCGATCCGGCCCCTATCGACCACGTATCAGAAGTGGCAACCGGGAACTCGTACCTACGTCGGACTATGGTTCCCGCATTCTGCTCGTAACCGTGCAGAAGTCGATGACTGTTAGCTGCAGCATAAGCTACAGACTTCATGTCACCGAAGAGCGGTAACCACCCAAACTCGATGTTCAGATACTCGTCGCCACCCCGTTTCTTAACGGATTTGGCGTCTCGTGTCTTAGGTTCCCAATGTGAGACTCCAGGTAACCTGGGGATCTCACCTTTGAGAATCTCACCGAGTGAGGCTCCGACATCAGCGACCGGGTTAGTCGGTGCACAACGCGCAATCGCCGTCGTGCCTGCAGCCGTTAGATTAGTAAACGACGCAGACACTTGGGTAAGATTGGCGGGATCCACTGCAAAGAGAGGCCCCACATATTCACTGTGGTAAGTCCCTCCAGACAGTGAACCATCTCCAATGAGTACGACCGGAGAGCCGTCATCGACGACAACTCCGACCTTCTCATTGTAGAAGGCACCACCCGAATCGCTGTACTTAGGTCTCCTTCTCCGAGAAGGATAGGGAGACCAATAGGACGAGTGATTCTCGTCGGAAGTCAACTCCCAACCGATTGGACTGTTCCCGCCTTGGCGGGACATACGCTGGTTCACGCGGATCGACTCTGTCGTTTTCGGCAGAGGCGAAAGGCGCACGTGCTTGCAGGAGAACACAGACGACTGGTCATACCAATCAGTCAAGTGTCTCTTGCGAATAGGCACGTTGAACCACGCTCCAATCTTGAGAACCGGTTGATGTGGATGAGTCCTGAGACTCTTCATGAGTCTCAAATCACACACTACAGGTAATTAACCTGTTCATGTGTGGCTGCGCGTTGCGTCGGGGAGCCCCTAGGGGCTCC